CCCAGAGGTCACCCTGCAGATCATTCAGGAGGCCCTTATTCTCGGTTTTACTCAGCCCCTTAACACCGGCGTTGAATTTCGTGCTGCGCGCGCGCGCCCACTTCAGGGCAATCTTGTCCGCCGCTTTATGCGCCGAGCCTCGCCCACCCTCCTTCTCCTTCGCCAGATGAACGAGAGTGTTCTGCCGCGTCTGCAAGGAGGAGTACTGCGCCTTCGTCAGGTGAGGTTTCATGCCCCCCAGTTTGGTGGAGCGCAGCTCGTCCTGATTTTGCATCATGTCATTGAAATACTTGGTGCCAGTCGGAGTAGGCGCAGGCTCAAATGCCGCGTCGGATCCCTTCCGGGCACTGATAGCGTGATACGTCCCCGCCCAGTTCAGTAGGTGGGCGTTGCTCGATATACCTGCGCGCACTTTGGGATCTAGGTTCGCAAGCGTGCCCCCACCGATGATGTGGTTTACCGCCGCGTCCGCATAGGCGCTATCGGTCAGCCGCTTCAATGTCGCGGTGTTTGACACCTCGCCACTCAGGGCGGCCTTCATCGAGACCTCGTCCTTACCGGAATAAGTCTTCTCGATATGATCCCGCGCCGCGCGGATCTGGTCCGGCGTGCTGAAGTCACCAAATTGCGCGCGCATCGCGCCGATGTCTTCCTGCACCATCTCGATGCGCCCGCTGACGTCGAGCGTCTCGCGGATCTCGGTCAGTGCCATGGGGTTGATCAAGTCGCCGTCGGACAGGAGGCGCTTACCGTCGGCGCCCTTCTCCTTCTCCCGAGCGAGGATGGACGCGAGATACTCCTCCGCCAGTTTCGGGCTGCGCTGATCCAGATCCTTGAGCACACGGACGCGCGCCTGCGACATGGCCTCCTGAGCAGCGGAGGCGGCGGCCTCCGGCCCCATCTTGGCTTCGTTGTAGTTGAACACCCGCTCGCCGATCGCGGCGACGCTGGTCTGCACAAGGTTGTCGGTGCCCTTCTCCTTGAACGTGGTCGACCCGGCGACGGCTCGCTCGGACAGCTCCTGCGTGTACGCCTTGTACGTGCTGTCCCGATAATCCTTCGCGCCTTTATTCGACGTGTTGGCGATCGACGACAGGCCGGTTTCTGTGTGGGACTGGACGGCGCGGTTAGCCATACGGCGGACCCGGTCGGAGGACGCGCCCCCGAGGAGACCATCCCGGTAGGTCTCAATCTTCTGTGAGTAATCTCCGGCTTGGTCTACGGCAGCCTTACCCTCGAGCGTGGAGTAGCCGACATGTACCGTGCCCTTATCATCCTCACCTCCCTCACGAAGGAGGCGGGCGTAACGGGACATACGGAGGGAGACCTCCTCCGCCTCCGCCTTCTCCGCCTCGTCGCGGACCTGAAGACCGACGGCGAAGCCCGCCTCGGCAAGTTTACCTGTGGCGCGTGCCACGCCTGCGCCATGGGACGCGGCGGACACTGTGGGCGCGGCGTTCGCGCGCGGGGTGAAGCGGCGGACGTTAGAGGCTGTGGGGAGTGTTGTACCCATCAGGCCACCCCACTGGCGCCACCGCCAACGGCCCACCCACCACTCGAGCTGGGTGCCGTGTAGCCCGTGCTGCCGGACCCGCCGCCGAAGGCGCCGGACCCTGACCCGGCGCCCGATTTACCGGCGGCCATGGTGGCCCCGGTGAGCGCGCTCAGGTAACCGGCGCGCTGTGCGTTCTTGCCCTCAGTGAGGACGACTTCCCTGCGAGTACGAATATCCACGACGTCCGCCAATCCTTGGTTTTCAATGAGACGGGCGTTGTGCTCGCCCTCTTCCGCGAGATCCTCCTGCAGGAGGAGGGCCGACCCTGCGCCGGGGTCGCGGCCCTGACCAGCGAGGAGGGCGATCTGAGACCCGGATAGAGCGTCGGCGTCTTTACGGGCGCGCTTCGCGTTGAGGGCGGTGACCTGTTCCGTTCGCCGGGCCTGACGGGCCAGCAGCTCCGCCTGTGTCTCTGACGCGGCCTTCTCAGCGTTCCCCGCTGAGATGGCGCTTACGGCGGCCATAACGGCCATCGCTACCATGAACCAAAACATAATACGTCACCTGAGAGAAGTTAAACCGTCGGTCCCCCACAGTAATACAGTAGATTTGGTAAAAACGGCAAGCGCGTCGATTATCCGCTTACATCCATCTCCGGGACGATTGCCAGAACAGTGCTGGGGACAGGGGCACTACCTTTGATCACGAGGCGCAGGTCGTCGTCGTGGCCTGCCGAGATGCCCAGTTTAACCTCGCCGGAATACAGGGGCACGGGGTCGTCGTTTATCTGCGACGCCTGACGGAGATCCAGCTCCGTGAACGCGTTCTCACCCGCCTCGTCCTTACTGGCGAAGGACAACGCGCCCTCCGCTGTCTCAGACACGACGACACCCAGATCCGCGATACCCTTCGGCTTCGTGACAGGAGTGCCCTCCTTCGCGCCTACTGCGAGCTTAAGGCTCTCCCACCGGCGCTCATACGACAACCCGACGTGGACGACGGACGCCGCATTGTCCAACGTGATCGCACCCGCTGCGACGGCCTTCTCGGCCTGAACGAAGCCGTCGGCGTACACCTGAACAGTCTCACCCTCGAGATGATCCAACCCAGTCACCGCAGATACGAGGACCCGCATCTCACCGGCGGAGGCGTACGCGGTATACGCGCTCGTATCGATGACGTCGTGAATGGTGCCACCTATCGTATACGTCGTGTAGCTGGTGCTATCCACACCATCCAGCGTCACCGTGTCATCGTCGATGACGGTCAGGGTGGCCTGCGCTCCGTTCAGCTCAACCATACCCCCGGCATCGTGGAGGTGGACCACGTCGCCGGTGGCCCGGCCATGATCCGGTATTGTGAGCTGCGCGGGGTTGGCCTTGGTCGCCGCTGTGATGGCGGTGCCGTCGATCTCTCCCAGCTCCACGGTGTTGGTAGCGGAGGCGGCGGTCTTGTACACGTTCGTGTTCAGCTCCGTCATCCCCCGGACGCGCACGATACGAACACTGGATCCGTCGGCCACACCGTGCGCGGTCACGGTGAGTACGCCGGGGTCTGCGCTTGTGATGGCGGTGATGGGGATAGGGACGTCGAGCGTCAAACCGCTGTCGACGTAGAAAGCCTCCTCGGGTAGATCCTCGTCGCTTCGGAAGATCTTCTCGGCGCACTCGATGTAATGAACCGCCTGCCCGTTGACAGTCATCTGGACACCGGCCCAAACCTCGTGTCGGCCAGAGCTGTCTTTGAACTGACCCGATCCATCCTGCCCCGGTATTGTGGCTAGGGTTACGATCTTGGAGATCCCCCCACTGAAGGCACCGCCGTGGATCTGCCGAGACCAACCCACGACATCCTGATCGGGTTGATATGTCAGCACTGGGGCCTGCCCGTCGAACCGGGCCATCCAGATGAAGCTGTCCGGCTCCTGTGCGTACATCATCTGCAGAAGGCCGCCTGTCAGGATGCGGTCATTCAAGAGGGTCAGGTCGAAGCTGTCGAAACCCTGCACACCATCTTTGCCGAGGACGTCGGCGAACTCGACGATCTTGCGTGACTGCGTCTGCGCGAACAGGAGGCGGTTGCCCACCTCGACCGGCTGCACGCGCGCGACACCGCCGGTGACTTCAAAGTCGGCTGAGATGTCATCAGGCGTTAGCACCGCGCCCTCTGAGCGCAGCGTCCAGTTACCGCCCTGCGTCCCCACGATTGGGACCTTACGCATGGCAAGCCACCTGATGGTGTTGACCTGAAGGGCGGCGAACCGGTAGTCGATTGCACTGTTGGCCTGAACCACGCCCGCCGTGTCCTCGTCGCGGAATGTCTCGATGTTTGCGCTCTCGGACAACCAGAAGGTTTGCGGCCACTTCGTCGTGTTGGCAAAACCCAGACGCTGCTGAACGAACCCGACGACGGCGGGCCACCCGTCCGTATCGTTCCATTTCCCCATCCGCCAATCAGTGGTCGCGGTCACGGCGCTCAGGGTGGTGCCTTTTATATCGGCGACGAAGTTCAAGGTGTCGGTGACGGAAACGATCTGCATCCAGTGCCAGTAAGCGGCTGCATCCCTCCACCTAATAACGCGCCCCACGTCGGTCGACCTGAACCCGGCGCCGTCGTTAATACCGTCGAGTTGGCTGGCGGTAAATGTAACTGCGTTACCGCTCGTGGCACCGGCGAGCAGCGTCGTGCCGTCCACACCTTGGGAGAGCCACGGGCCATCCTCGAACAGGACTAGGACGAGGGACCACGACGCACCATTGGCTCGCTCGAGGCGGTAGGGGCGGGTGGATCCACCGATGCACATGTATATGACGTCGGCGCTCTGGGCGTACGAAATATCAGGCAGCTGTGCCTCGGTCCAAGGCGTCGTGATCTCGATCGGCACACCGTCGAGGATCTCGACATCATCGACGAGTATGCTTTTATCTTTAGTGTTCTCGAAGGTCAGGTAGACGGTCGCGTTGCTAGATGGATCGAACGACAGTGTATGCCACCCGACGCGCCGCTTCACGGCTGTAAGGAGATCGGCGGACGCACCACCGGAGGCCGTGCCTACACGGACGAGTATCTCGTCACCCGCGTCGCCTACGACCTGAAAACGCAGGACGTGGGTTGTCGTCGTCTCCGTAATCGTAATCGCCTGCGTCGCCAAAGCCTCGTTACCGGACCCGGCGCCGTCGAGGGACATCCTACCGGCGTCGTACGCGATCGCGCCGGTGCCGTTTGAGTTGTCGGTCCACCCGGTCACGTCGCTGGTGAAGGCGCCATTTGTGATAGCGGCGGTCACATCAGCTGCGGAGATGGCTGCCTGATTACGAAAGAAGCGAAGCGTGCTCTCCCCCAGCTCGAGCATATAAGCCTGCTCAGTGGAAAAGATGAAGGGTATCAACCATGGCCGCACGGTCGAGGTGTGGCTGCTGGCGATGTAGCGGAACCCGGAGCGGGAGGTCCAGCCGCCTTGCGGCAGGGGGAGGATGTTCTGGTATACAGCACCGCCGTTGGCGTACTTGTCGAACTGCACGCGCGCGTGCATCCGGGCGCCAAACTCCCCCGCGTTGAATAGCTCCTTCAGGAATGTGGTCATGAACTCCAGCCACCGTTGAGATGGCGGGTATCCTGCGCGCTTTCGCGGACGCTGACCCATGAACTCTCCGGGCGCTGCTGCGGGCGTTGCTGGATACTATCCACGCCCTGAGCCGACGGAAGGTCCTCGTCGAGGTACTGATTGTACAGGGCCTGCGACAGCGACACGTTGTTGTTCAGGGCCGACGCCAGACGAGATGACAGGAGCTTCGCAAGCGCCTGCCGGAACGACGCCGACATCAAGTTGGGGTCGGCCACACGCGCCGTGTAGAGGAGGTACAGATCCTCGGCGTCAGTGTTTATCTGTGCCCCCTCGCGGGAGAACTCCACGTCGCCGGTGCCCCTGGAGTTTGCAAACAGGCCCCGCATGCTCAGTAGATCCGACGGCAGGGAGTAGGCGTACGTGAAACCAAACGCCGGGGCATAGGTGTCGCCCAGTCGGGACAACACCACACGCCGCCGGGCGAAGTTCCAGTCATGATGCTCGAGTATGAAGTCGCGCAGCTCAGGATACGTGTCCTCGCAGGCATCGGCCTCTTTGCCGCCCTGCGTGAGCGAGGAGATGTACTTCGTGTTCTTGATGAGCTGCAGTGCGCTGTTGCAGATACCGACTTCTGAGGCCATCCGCCCCTCCTGTTGTTAAGCGGCGGCGCCCACCGGAAGTGCTCCGGTCTCGACCGCGATGGTGGCCTCCTCTTTCGTCAAGCCGCTGACGACGACGCGTCCGTCGGCCTTGTTCTTGATCGTGTAGGTGCGGTTACCCGGCAGATACTGCTTGACCCAGTCTGTCGCCTGCGGCTCCGCCACATCGAAGACCGGCGGAAAGACGTCGCCAGAAAATGCGACACGAATGCCGATAATCTCGACCTCGATGTCGGTCGTGGTCTTCGACGTCACCTCGAGCAGGTACTTTTCCCACTTGCCCTCGGGGCGCGTGAGGAGGACGTCGATCTCGTCACCCGCTTCGAGGTAGTTGTTCATCGAGTTCTTGAAGTAGTTCTCGGACATAACGTCCTCGATCGTGTGATCCGCCATGTACCGCAGCTTGCTGGCAAACTTGAGCATCGCGATGTATTCAAAGTTCGAGATAATTGACTGAGCCATCGAAGGTCTCCATGCGTGGTTAAGTTCAAAAGTGGGGGATGATAACACCAACCCCCTTAAAAAGTGTAGCCCCCAAGCGCGATCTCGGTAGCGCACCGGCGTCCGACGTAATCTACGACGTCCTGCAGGACCTGACCATATTTATTGCAATACCAGCTGCGGTACGCGCCCGGCGCGTCTGCGCGCCACGTCGGGGCGCCCTCACTGAGGCGGATATCCATCCGCTCGGCGTTGCACCAATCAGCCTGCACAGTCTTCCGCGCCATGACGTAAGCAGGGAAGGTCATGTTCATGCGCTGCATCGGATGCTCGTTCATCGGGCTGTCCGTAGGCATCACAATATCCCCCGCCCAGATATCAGGCGCATATTGGTCCGGCGAGGCAGAGATCCCCTCACTGTACATAGCGACAAACCATGCCCACGGGTTGCGGATGTGGGTAGCCGCCGGGAGGTCTAGGACCGGGTGCGCCTTGAGCAGCGCGTACTCGTCCGTGACGCGCTCCGCGTCCGAGGGGGCCGCCACCAGAGAAGCGGCATACCGTATGCTGAAGTCGTAGCCGGAGTAATCATTCGCGAAGCGGCCCCGCACCAGACCGGAGTTGTCGAGCTGCTCGATATGCTCGGTGCTGTATGTGGCGGGGATGCCTACATAGATCTCGCTCTCTGTCGTGAGGATTGTCATAGCGGTCTCCTTCAAATGGTGGGCACGGACTGGGGAGCGCCAAGACGCCGGTCCGTGACCTGCTTGTGTTCTCGTCTTCGGTGGAGACCAAACCGCCCGCGCCCCGAACCTCGAGTTCAGTGGTCGATAGCCGCTGTCGTTTATGGAGGGTCTCCCAATAAGTCTCGGTGGATAATGGAGGGACACCCGGAGCCATGTCAACGGTAGGTGTAAAAGAAACGGCCCCGCAAATAGATACGGGGCCGCGCTTCATCTCACATCGGTTGCTTGGCCGATTAGTCTGCGTCGCCGATCGTGGTGGCATTAAGCGGATCGGACAGATCCACGATGCCGGTTGCGGCAGCGACCGCGTTGACGACGTGGTTTTCCACGTCCGCGATTGTGCCGGTACGGATAGCAGTGGCCCAGACAACGATCTCGATGGTGTCCCCAACCGCGAGGTTGAGGCCGTCATCGATGTTGTTGAAGTAGCCCGCGCTGTCCACCGTGATCGCAGGGTCCATCGTGTCGTAACGATAATCCCCGAAACCGTTGTGCGACCCCTTGAGGGTCAGGTAGGCGGTATCAACAGTCATGTGCGCTCTCCCTTACGAGGTTGCGATGGCGGTGGTGTCGTTGAGGTTGCCCTCAATGACGCCAGTGTCATCGATCATGCACGCCTGACCCGACATGCAATGGTTGACGAAATGGGCGGCGCGATCGCCATGCCACGTAATATCTGCGGCGGTCATTTCGCTGTCGGCAATATTGCCCGCGTGAGCACCGGCTGCGTGGCCGATGGCGTTCTCGTGCCACACAAAGCACTTGGCCGTTGCGGTGCCACGACCGGGGAGGCCGTTATGCATGCACCACTTGACGCCCATCCAGTCCTTCCAGCGACGGTGACCCGGAGCGCCTTCGGTGAAGGGCAGCCCGTTCGCGCCGACATAGTCGGAGCTGGAGAACTGCTCGACCGTCATGGCCTGCGCCCACATACGAGGCGTGAGGGCACCATAGCGGCGCCCGTCCTGCGGGACACCGTTTGTGTCGAGGGCTTCCGTCATCCCGAGCAGACCGCCGAGGATCGCGGCGTAGGATGTGACGGTGATCGTAACTGTGCTCTGCGTCGTGGTGTCAAGCTCGGTCGTGATCTGACCATCGACTGCGCGACCCAGTGCATAGGCGCCGGTACGGGCATACGCCATACGGGTGTCGATGTTGGTTTTCGCTTCGTCGAGCTTGTCGACCCAATCACCGGCATACAGATCGACGATCGTGCAGCTGGGCTGGGTGTGGGTTGCGTTCATCGGCGTGATCTCGCCATGGCGCGTTTTGGTCACGGCGACGCCGGTGCCCATTTTCTGGAAATAGGCGGTGGAGCCTACGACGTTGTTCTTTTTGAACACGCCGTCGCGCAGCATTGCACCCTCGCGCTGAAAGACGAGGTGCATGTCTGCAGTGTAGTCCGCCACAAAGGCGGCATTGATGGAGGTAGACATAGGGGTTCATCCTATTCGAGTTACGGAAAAGGATCTAAACCGCTTCGGGGGTAGCCGGTGTATTCAGGGCGGTGCGGGGTGCCCTCTCGGGGCCGCAGCGCGCTCACCAGCGCCTTCCAGATTAAGATACACTTTTCGTATACCCATCGGACGGCGCTGGTGTCAACTTATTTAGACGGGTGCGTTCCCGTGCAGCTTCTCGGAGATGACCGTGCGCCGATCGGCGAGAGCCTGCGCCTCCTTACTGTCGCCCCGCTGGCTGGCCGCCGCAATATCCGTAGTGAGCTGATTGTACTGCGTCTGCAGATCACCGGCACCGGCGGTGCCGCCCAGACCATGCTGCAATCCGCCCTCGCCCGCGATGCGTCCGGCGATCGCCATCAGCTTCGTGAACTGGGCGTCGCTGGACAGGAGGCGTCCTTCAGTCTCGCCGGGTGCTGGCTTCAGCTCCAGCTGCAGCAGCTCGGGCATACCGTTCTGTGCAACAAAGTCCTGCGCGATCGCTTGGTTGGCGTCGTAGTCCCTGCCCCATTCCTTACGGAGGCCCGCCTCGGTCTCGGCGGCGTGCGCCTTGTCGCTGTCGGCTTGGGCCTGCAGGAACTGGGTGTCCATATCG